TCTAAATCTACGCCAGCAGCACCAACTGCCTTATCAAGTTCTCTTTGCAAATCATGGTCTTTTTCATTAACAGTTAAACTTGTGTTTAATTCAATTTGGTTACTACCTGTAACTCTTTCAACATTAATACCGGTCTGTTTTGGAACTGTTGAACCTTTCGCTAAGAATGAAACTTTATCACCACTTTTTAAGTTAGATTCATCTAGTTTGGCTTTAGTATTAAATGATGAGGCTGTGGTTATTCCTAAAGTTTCTAATTTAAATCGACTTGCAGTATTATAAATCCATGAGTTAAAAAATACAGTTTTTCTTGTTCTGTCACTTGCAACTGTTGGATTTGGTATTTTTTCACCTAAATTTTTAACTGTTATTTTTTCACCTTCAAGAGTAACACTTGAATCTTTAGTAGGTAGAAGTTCAAAATCAGATAAAACTCCAGTGATTCTTAACTCTACTCTTTTTGTAAGATCTCCATTTTCATACCCAAATATAAACTCATCACTTCTAATATCATCAGTTGATCGAATTGAAACACCAATTCCCGTACAATTTAAAAATTGATTTATAGTCTTATCACCATATGTAATAGTATTAATACCATTAACACCATTTGAAATAAGTGTTCCTGTTGTACCAAATCCAACTGTTGAATCAACAGTTAATAAATTAGAACTTATCGGAGCATCTTCAATAATTCTTGTCTTTCCGGGTATTGTGAAAGTCCCTTGTATCGCTGTTCTTTCATCATAACCTACAAATAAATTAAGTTTGTAATAAGTTGTTATGCCTAAGTTTCCAGATCTACTAAAAATTTCAACCTCAGATACAGATCCTGAAGTTTCTAAATCAGTTGATTTAGTGATTGTTTGTCCTACTAACTTATTTGGATCACCGAATATCTGTTCAGCAACAATTACTTCTCTTCTAAGATACTCTGCAGATGATGGTTTAATAATTAAATTTTCAAGATCAATAATTTTTGGTGTGATACCGTATAGAACATTAAATAAAATACGGAATGATTCTTCAGTACCTTTAGATTTGTATAAAGATTTTGACTCTTTTATAAAATTACTTATATCTACATTTCTGTTTAATTCTGTATCTTCTAAGCCAGGAGTCAAATAAGACTTAACTTTTTTATAGAATTCTTGAAGAAACAGTACACTTAAATTTTCAACTGATGATGTTGCGGTGTGAGAATCGGCAACAGATGTAGAAAATATTAATTCTCCAAGATTATTAGGATCTGAATATGAAGTAATACCACAAAATCCACGAGTAACATCAATAAATTCTGTAGAACTTTTAGATGTATATGTAAAAATCTCATCATCAATCTTAAAAAGACCATGTTTATCAGGAAATCCTTTTGTTGATGAAACAGTAATTGTAGTATCTGATGTGCTGATTCCTGATGCAAGTGTTGTAATACCTACGATTACTTCAGGAGTTAAATTATCTAATTTTAAGTATTGATCTAAATTATCAGTTAAATCAATAACTCCACCACGATGTTCCTGTGAGACGTAGTATTGTTTTAAAAAATCTGAAGTTAATGGGCTCTCTGATGTAATAAACTCAGGGAGTTGATTATCAATTATATCTTGAACTTGTATACGCTTGTCTATTCCAGTTCCGATCATGTTCTTGTTAATTCTCCATTAGAATAACTTGATGTTACTTTATAACCGACACCAGATATTTGCTCACCTGATGTAATTGTATCTTTAATCATATTTATTTGACTACTTGGAATGTTAAAATCCAAATAAAGATCCTGCAATCCTATAATATCATTAGATTCTGGAAAGGCCTGAACTTCAACAATATTATTTGGTTTGTCTGTTGAAATTATATTTATAGTAGATAAGTTGATTTCTCCATGAACGTAATCAATCGTTCCAGCAGAACTGACAACAACAATCGTTTCACCCGCTGTATTTTTTCTAACAACTGAGATAGTCCCTGTTAATTTATCTTCATTCGGAATATCTGTAAAGTATACAGTCTCAGTTGTACCTAAAATTTTAAATCCAGTGCTCTTTATGTTTAGACCCTCTGGTTTAACATTAAATTGATTACCAAAACATAGTTCATACTGTGCAAATTGATTTACTAAAGCATTTAAGTTTCTTCTAATTTTAATTCTAGTAATATTAGATGTTATTGCTTTATCAATATTATCAACGACATTCAAAACTTTACTATACTTAAATCTACCACCAAATTTATTCACATCTCCAGATTTAGAATAAGTTGTTAAAGCTGTTGTAATTTTTGTTTTTAAATCATTTACTGTAGCAACTTTAGTCGAGTCGTAGTATATGAAAGACTCTACTTCGACATAAAGAACTTGTAGGTCAACAATTTTTTGATTGATACCTGTTAAAGAATAACTCTTCAACTTCGTTAAAATCTGTGTTTTATCAAAATCAGATACAAATTCACCATTTTTTGGTTTGATCGTAATTAATACAGTTCCAAATTGCGGTGGATCAACTTCCTCACCACCCACAACAGACACACTTTCTGTATTGGGATATACTGTTTGTATTATTGACTCATAATCTCTTGATGTAACTGCCCTGTATTGTGATGAATATAGTCTAGGTGCAAAATACTTAATTGAGTCAATAGTCTCTATATCGCCTCCATTAGACGCTGGATTGATTGTATTGATAACTGGGACTGTAGAGGGAACAATCACTTGACCATTATCACCTAAAAAGTTTCCTGCAAAATTAAAGAACTCAGGGCCGTTACCTTCGGATCCAGATGTAACAATATACTGAACTGTTATGACAGCACCATTTTCCGGTTTTCTTCCAAAAATTCCATCACCAAATAAAAGTTCATATCTTTCATCCTGTATCTCTTGAATTAAATATGTATCTGATATTGAACTAATTCCAACTATGTTATCAATCATTTTATATTGTTTTCCTAAGACCCCCGTAGACCCCACATAAGCAACGATTGACGATGAATCAATGTTTGCATTATCTAAGATAAAACGCTGCTCTAAAGACCCATCAACGATGAATTGTGATGTTAAGAATGTTCCTTCTAATACTTCAATTGGAGCATCTGCAGAACCAAAATTTGCAACTCCGACCCCTCCTGTAACGGTTGTAGTTGCAACTATACTCTCAGAAATTGAAAACACTATATCAGAGTCATTCTGCCTTCCAACACACACTAGGCCTGGTTGTAGAGTCATTGAAGAACTTGTAGTATTCGCAGTAACACTAAATGATATTGATGCCCTTGCTGCCGATTTTGAACGAGGTACATAACCAATGTTTCTTGCCATTGATACGACATTCTCTCTTAAAGTTGCAGAATCTAAGAAAGACTCATTTACAACAAGATTAGAGTTAAATGCAGAGATATATGTATTGTAAGCTAACGTATCAATTAAGACTGAAAAGTTTGATCCTTCAAAGTCAAAATCAGTAAAATTTGAATTTGCTCTTAAATATTCTTTAATTTGTGTTTTAATCTGATCAAAGTCAAGATTAGTGAATTTAGTTACTGGCATTATCTTGTTGCTTTAAGTATGAATGAAAATTCTTGTGTAGGAAAGTCTTGACCAACAACATCAAAGATTATAACTACCTCATATTCATTTTGATCTGGTCTTGGATCAACATTAACCTCTAAATTATCAACTCTTGGTTCATAATTTTCAATTGTTGTCATAATTTGTTTTTCAATTATAGACGCAGTACCAAAATCAATAAATCCGGGTACATTTTCAAACAATAAATTTCTTACATCAGATCCAATAGTTGAATTAAAAAATCTTTCATTTGGAATAGTTTGCACAAGATTACGAACAGATCTTTTTATTGCATCTGCATTTTTAAGCATACCAATATCATTAGTCACAGGATGCCTTTTGAAAGACAGACTAATATCCTTGAATGCTCTCGATATTCTTGTTATCGCCATTAAACGATCTATTTTTATCTATTTATACCTATCTATTTAGCTGATTCATATTATAGTCGTCAGAATCAAAATAATTAAG